ATCGTGGAGGCCGGGCCGGTGACCGTCCACACCGGGTAGGTGTCGGCGTCGCCGGAGTTGTCCACGCTCAGGGTGCCGGCCACCTGCGAGTCGGACACCGCCATCGGCAGGAACGGGTCGCCGAGGAAGTCCACCGAGGCGCTGGCCACGTACAAGCTGGCGCTCGAGGCCTCCCCGGTCCAGAACGGGTCCGGGCAGCGCAGGGACAGGCCCAGGCGCCGCCATTGCATCGCCTCCGCTGCGGCCAGTGCCTGGCCCAGCGGGGCGGCCAGATAGCCGTCGATGCTGCGGGTACGCCCGTCGGGGTGGTTGACCGTGAGGGTGACCGCGCCACGCTTGGGGTCCAGCAGGCTGGCCAGATCCCGCACCGCCTCGCGCAACTCGACGTTGTCGTCGGCCTGCAGGTGAAGCGGGATGAACACGTCGCGCGCGGCGTAGCGGGCATCGCGGAACAGCCCGCCATCCCAGGTGGCCGGCTCATCGACCAGCAGGCTCACCGGCGGATTGTCGAAGCCCTCGATGCCTCGCAGCACGTACCAGCCGTTGGCCCTGGTCAGCCACAGCTGCGTGCTGCCGCGGGTCAGGGACAGGCTGGGGAAGATCGCCTCGCCGTCGGTGGGGCGATCCGGCACCAGGATCGGCATCAGATCCCCCCGTAGAGTGCATCAGCGCGACGCCATGCGGCCAGGATCGCGTCCTCGGTGGTGGGCTGGGCCTCGTGGATCTCGAAGTGGAAGGAGTTCCCGCGCCGCTTCGAGTTCAGGGTGTCCCACTGCTCGCTGGTGAGGATTGCCTCGGGCTTGCCGGTGCCGTTGTAGGTGGCGGTCCAGCCGGGCTGCAACCAGCCGCCGGAGTCGTACTTCTTGCCGCCTGCGATCAGCGCCCACGGGTAGGCCCAGCCTCGGTATCCGGACCGGGCCGAGTCCAGGGACAGCTTCTCGACGATCGCCCGGCCGAAGTTGTTCATGAAGTTTCCCTTGCCATCGCCCACTGCGATGTGGCCGGCGGAGTTGCCCACCCCGGCGTCCCAGAACAGCAGCGACCCGCGCGGCGGGTCCCCGTGGTTCATCAGCCCGGCGGCGGCCACCCCTCGGGTGGCGTCGATGGCACGCTGTGCGGTGGCGAAGCCGTTGACCGTGAAGCCGAACTTCTGGCCGAGGGCCTGCAGCGCCAGGTTGACGTTGCGCAGACAGGTGCTCACGCCCACCCAGGTGCTGTCGTCGGCCATCCGCTCGAAGCGGGAGGCCAGCGCCTCCATCAGCGGGGTGGGGGCCAGCGACAGATCGTCGGCCCAGGACCGCACGCTTTCCAGCATGGTGCGGAATCCGGTCACGGCCAGACGCCCGCCGAAGGTGTCCCCGAAGGTGTTCTCCAGGTAGTCCATGGCCGGGTTGGCCACCAGGTTGATGGCCGCGCGGGCGCCCTTCTTGAACAGTTTGGAGACCATGTCGCCGACGTTCGGGGGCTGCCAGTTGGCATTGGTCGCGGCCAGTGACGGGGCGGCACCCCGGCCGGAGTTGATGGCCTCGAGCAGCCCGCGGTGCTGGGCGGTGGCGCGGGCATTGACCACGTACTCGCCGTTGGACAGCCGGGCCAGCACGCTGTCCGAGGTGCCGGTGCCCGGCCCGCGGACCATGCCACCGGTGGCGTAGCCCTTGGGGATGGGCAGCAGCGGGATCTTGACGTTATTGCCGAACTCTTTCAGCACGGACTCGTTCAGCTTGGTGATCACATTGGTGTTCACCCACTTGAACGCCGTAGCGATCGGCTCGACGATGGCGTCCTTGATCTTGCCGAAGACGCTCCCGACCTTGTCGACCACCTTGCCGAACACGCCCACGAGCTTGGCCAGCGGCCCGTCCTCGGCGATGCCGCCGCCGTCGTTGATCCCCAGGGCGTTCTTGATCGCCTTCCAGACGTTCTGGATCGGCCCGACGATCGCGTCCTTGACGTTCTGCCAGGCGTTCGCCGCCCGCTCCCGGATGTTCGCCCAGGCATTCGACAGCCACTCGCGCACGTTGCCGACGACGTTGCGGACCACCTCGACGGCTGCCCGGATCGGGTCGATGATGAACGCCTTGATGGCATCCCACGTGGTCTTGGTGGCCCACTTGATGGCCTTCCAGACCGCCTCGATGACAGCCTTGATGACCTTCACGTAGGTCACCACATAGGTCTTGATGTACTTCCAGGCCAGCTCGATGACCTTCTGCACGATCGGCCAGACGACCTCCACGGCCGCCTTGATCGCTTCCCAGACGCCCTGCAGGTAGCCCTTGATGAAGTCCCAGACGGCCACCGCGGCGGTCTTGATCGCCTCCCAGGAGGCCAGGACCACGTTGCGGAAGGTCTCATTCTTCTTGAACAGCAGCACCAGGCCTGCGACCAGACCGGCCACAGCCATCACAATCAGGCCGATCGGGTTGGCGGTCAGGGCCAGGTTCAGCGCCATCTGCGCAGCGGTCACCACACCGGAGATGAAGGCCCACGTCTTGTAGGCGGCCACCATCACGCCGATGATCCCGGCGATGGGGATCAGCACGTCCTTGTTCCGGATCAGCCAGCCCACGATCGCGGTCAGCGGGGGGAGCACGGTGTCGCGCAGCGTCGCCCCGAAGCGGGTCAGTGCCGGCATCCCGTCGCGGGTGAACCAGTCCCCGAACGCCTGGATGGCCGGGACCACCTTTTCCTGGATGAACTGCGTCACCGACTGCATCACCGGCAGCAGGGCCTGCCCGATGGACGCCTTGGCATTCTTCCATTGGGCGTTGGCGATGCGCTGCCGGTTGGCCAGGCTGTCGGAGGTGTTGGCGAAGTCCCCGGCGGTCTTGTTGGTGGACTTCATCAGCAGCGAGTAGCGGGCCTGGACCTTCTGGGCCTCGGTCATCTCGCCCTTGCCGTTCCAAATGCCCTTGGCCAGGGCGTGCGCCTGCACGGCCGCTGCCGACAGGTCGATCCCGTACTGGCGCAGGGGCTCGGTCTCCCCGGCCAGACCGGACTGGAACAGTTCCGCGGCCTGGCTCACGTCCAGGTTCATCACCGAGGCGAAGTCGGAGGCGCGGGTGGTGAGGTCGTCCATGGTGCCGACGACGTCCCCGCCCTTGCCGGCCACGGTCTGGGCGAAGTTGGAGAAGCGCACGGCCAGGCCGTTGAACTCCGTCTTGGACAGGCCCAGGGCCTTCGCGGCGTTCTCGCCGAGGGCCATGATGCCCTTGGCGTTCTTGCCGAACGTGACCTGCACGGCGTTAAGGGACTCGTTGAGGTTCGAGGCCTCCTTCACGGAGTCCTTGAGGACCTTCACCCCGACGGTGGCAAGCGCCGCCCCGGCGGCCACTGCGGCCACCTTCGCCGCGGAGCGCACTGCAGCCCCAACGGTCCGGTTGGCCTCGGACTGGAACCCGTCCATGTCGGGACGGATCCGCACGTAGGCATTGCCCAGCAGTGTGGCCACCGGCTGGCTCCTTCCCGATCAGGTCACCCGGCCATGGCCAGGAATGAGGCGACTTCGGCGCGGCGCTGCTCACCACGCGCCACCGGCGGTGCCGGCTTGGCGTCGTCGTACATCTGTTGAATGCGCTCGGCGTTCTCCTCGGACTCGCACAAGATGCCCTCGATGAACGCGAGCAGGAGTGTCAGGTCCAGGTCGAGCAGGTGCTCGGCGCGGCCCGGGCCGATCAGCCCGGCCATGACTGCCCTCGCCTGGACGGTGTGCCAGTCGGCACCCGCCCAGCCGAGCAGGGCGAGGATCAGTCCGTAGGGCGTCCGATCGAGGCCGACAGGATGTGGGTCATGGCCTCCTCGAACAGCGCCTGATCGTTGCCGTCCGCGGGGGCGGCCTCGAAGTAGGCGGCCAGGAAGCGCTTGTGCTGCTCCTTGCCCAGGGCGTGCTCGATCAGTTGGTCGAGGACCCCGATGCTCTGCGGGTCGTCCTCGTCCACCCGGCCGAGCCGGGCGATCATCAACGACGGCGGCTTACGCAGCACTTCCCACGTCTGGTCGAACATCACGAAGGTGGCCGGCTCCCCGGCCACCTCCGCGATCTCGGCACCGAGGGCATCCTGCGGCGCCTGGGTGGCACTCATCAGATCGTGCCGCCGCTACGGCTGTCCTTGAAGATGACCTTGAACGCCTGCTTGCCGGACGGCTTCTCGGCGCGCATCTCCACCGGGATGGTGACCTTGTCCGCACCCTTGCGGCGGGCCACGGACACGTTACCGGCCTGGAAGCACTGACGGAAGATCCAGCGCTCCTGCCCGTCCTCGGACTGGAAGACGATCATGACGCGCTGGGCGGCACCCGGGGCCGGGGGCTCGTAGGTGGTGACGCCACCGGCGGTGTTCACCGTGCCGCCGTTGAGCGCCAGGGTGAGGTTGCGTGCGGTGTTCTCCGCCATCGCGAAGCTGATGGTGACTGTACGGCCGGCCATCACGTGCAGCACCGGGTCGATCTCCTCGGCCACCTCGACCGGGTCGGACGACACCTCGATCGAGATCTCGGAGCCCTCCTCGGTGTAGCCGATCTCCTTCCAGGCCGCGGCCAGGGCGGCGGTGACATCGGTCGGTTCGGTGGATCCCAGGGCGGCGACGTACAGGGTGCCCGCCCCCAGGCTGATGTTAGATGCGTTGCCCACGGCGGGGCTCCTTTCTGTAGTCCGACGACGGTCGCCGGAGTCTGAGGGGTGTTAGACGCTGGTCTGGTCGAGCGCAGCGCGCAGGTGCGGGCGGGGCGCCATCTTGGCGGTGCCCACCTCGGAAAACCACAGCACGAACCCGCCCTGATCCCGGTCATAGCCGACATCGGCATATGCCGACTGGGAGTCGGTGCCGGTCTCGCAGACGATGGCCTGCACCCGGCGGCTGGCCGGATAGTAGGCGGAGGCGTTCAGGCGGGCCCGGTCGCGCACCGCGGTGGCGACCTCCTCGAGCATGTCGCGCATGGCGGCGTGCCGGGCCAGCTCCTCGAGCGCCCCGGCGTCCCAGTCGATGCGCGAGACGCTCTTCATCGCGGCCCCAGCCATAGACCCACGGTCAGGACGTAGCGGGGCCGGTCGGAGTCCGGGTCGGGCAGCCACGTGGGATTACCCTCGACCCACGCCCCGGCGCACCAGGTGGCCGAGTCGACCGCGCCGCGCACGCTCGGCCAGTAGGTCCGCACGGCGGTGGCAAGTTGGCCGGCGACGATCTGGTCGGTGGCCCAGCATTCGACCTGCAGGGATGCCCGCCACAGCTCCTGCTCAGCCTGCCCACCGGGCAGCAGCGTCACCCGGATCGAGGCCGAGCCGGGCAGGTAGTCCGTCGAGATCCGGGTGGACGTCAGGGCGGTGACCGCGGGCAGGGTGCGCAGCAGGGCGATGGCCGCGGCATCCGGGGTGGTGATCATGAGGCGTCCTGCACCAGGCGCACAGTGGCCTTCTCGTAGCCCCCGCCGTACACCCCGGACAGTTGCTCAGGGGCGCCCAGGACCTGGTAGGTGGCCCCGTCGATGGTGAGCGTGTCGGCGTCGGACAGCCCCGTCCCGGCGGGCAGGTAGACCGCCAGGGTGGACACCAGCAGCCCGTCGGTGTTCGGGTCGGGGGTGGTGGTGGCGGTGCGGACCAGCCGGCAGCGGGTGGCCCGCACGCTCGGGGTGCCGCCGGTGGGGCGGCCCAGGATGTCGGTGCCGGTGGAGGTGCCGGGGGTGCTGATCGTGACCGGGGTGGTCATGAGGCGCTCGGGCTGCACGGCTGCCTCCATTCGTCGATCAGGTCGCGCATCGCGTCGGGCTTGAACTTCGCTATGCGGTAGCGCAGGGCCAGCCGTTCGGTGGCCTGGTCCAAGTCGGCGGTGCGTGGCTGCGGCGGGTGCCACAAGTGCCACAGCGGGCCCGGCCGCTGCGCGGCGTAGTTGCCGGACAGGGTCCGGGCGGCGTTGCCGAGGGCGAAGTCCTCACCGCCCCAGCCGCGGAAGCGCGGGTCGAACGGCCCGCAGGCCACGGCCAGGTCGGTGCGCATCGCCACGATGCCGCCGCCGGGCAGGCAGTCGTGGACCTCCTGGGCCAGGGTCCGCACCGGCGGGACCTCGGTGGTCACCGGGTCGGCGTCCAGGCAGGCCATGGTGGCCGCCTCGTCGAGCCGGTTCACCCGGCTGAACGGTGCCGCCCAGCCGACCTCGGCGGCCTGCCCGATCGCCCACTGCAGGGCTTCGACGGCCACGAATGAGTCGGCGTCGGCCAGGACCACCACGTCGGCGTCGGTCAGGCTCACAGCGGCGTTATAGGCATCGGCCTTCGCCCACGGCCGCGCATCGGCCAGGCACACCAGTGGCATCAGGCCGCGGGCTGCGTACCAGCCGGCCACCCACTGCCGGGAGGCGAAGCGGTAATCGTCATCGTCGACATGCCCGCCGATGATCACCTGCACCTTCACAGGCCCTCCAGCGGTGCGGGGTCGAGGATCAGGCGGGGATCGTCGTGGCGGTAGTACCAGTGATCCAGGAAGGCGTCGGTCAGGCTTCCCTGCGCGTCGGCCAACCGGTCCCAGTCCCGCCAGTGCTGCCCGACGTTGTCGGGCAGGTCGGTCAGGGCCAGCGCGGCCGCGCCCTGCCGGGCCTTGTTCAGGTACTGCTGCGGGGAGCGCACCGGGAAGTGCCGCACCTCGAGGATGTCCCAGGTCGCCCGTGGCATCCGCCGGTTCGGGTAGGTGGCCTGGTGGTTGCCCATCTCGATCACCAGGCCGGGCTCGAAGCGGGCGGCCACCTTGTGCAGCGGGGTGCGCTTGAGCATCCGGTGACCCATCGACTGCTGCGGCGGCAGGCCCGCCACGTCGGCGTCGGTGACCACGTGGTCGTAGATCCAGGCAGGGGCGATCCAGGCGTCGCAGGTGCTCAGCCGGTCGGCGATCCGCCCGCCCTTCGGGCAGATCCAGATCTCGTCGGCGTCGAACGGGACCACCCAGGTGGCCTCGCGGGCCCGGGCGGCGTAGTCGGCCAGGGCGCTCATCTTGCGCGACTGGTAATAGGCCGGGTCCGGGTCGTCGATCACCTCGCAGGGCAGCTCGTCGAGCAGCTCGCGGGTGCCGTCGGTCGACCCGTTGTCCGCGACGATCACGTGATCGACGTGGGCGGCCATATGCCGGATCGTGGTCTGGATGACGTCGGCCTCGTTCTTGACCATCGTCACCGCCACCACGGCCATCAGTAGACCGTCCCGGCCCGGTGGGCGCCGATGTGGCGCACCCATGGGCCTGCGCCCCGGGGGCCCCAGAAGCCGCAGGTGGTCATCGGCTCAGAGGCGAACAGGTCCACCCCGAAGCGGCCCTCCGACTCCGAGCCTTCCGGCCAGTCGTGGGTCTGGATGAAGCGCAGCCGGGTCAGGTGCGGGTTGGTGGTGTAGAACCGGCGGTGCTGCAACCAGTGGTGAGTGCCGTCGGTGCGGTCCAGGTAGTCGTCGGGGTGCTGCTCGACGATGCCGCCGGCGGCCTGCTCGGCGCGGTTCCAGGGCTGGCGCAGCAGCGCCATCTGGGCCAGCGGCCGCAGCAGCATCACCGAGGCCATGGCGGTGAGGTCCACGTCACGCTCGAAGGTGAAGTCATCCTCAGTGGAGAAGACCCAGTCGGTGCGGCAGTTGGCCCGCAGCCACGACCAGGCCGAGCGGTAGGCCCCGGCGAAGCCGGAGCGGGTGCCGGTGGACACGATCGTCCAGCCCGGAAAGGCCCTGTACAGCCAGGCCGCGAAGTCCGGGTCGCCGGAGTCATCGTGGATCACCCGGGCGCCGATCGGGCCGTGGAGTCGGTCGAAGGTGGTGGCGGCCTGCTCGAGGTACTCGCGGCGGCCGTCGGTCATGACGATCAGGGTCAGCATGTCCAAGCGCGCTTTCGGTCCTGACGCTTCATGACCTTGTCCATGAATCAAGCGTGGGTCGCCGCACGATGGCGCTCCTTCATCCAGTCCTCATGGCTGCGCTTGATCGAAGCCATCAAGGCGTCCGGGTCACCAACAACGCGGTTACGGCTCCCCGGCCGCACGCTCGCCCGGTACACAGCACCGGGCACGTGCTCGATGGATGCTCCGATCAACCACGCGCGGCGAAACAGACTGAAGTCCTCCCACGCCGGCTCCGGCCAGAATCCTCCGACATCCAAGGCCATCTCTCGGCGGATCGCAGTGCCGATGCAGCATGGGTTCATAGAGTCCATGTCGCGGGCCGTCAGGTCGACTTGCCGCTCAAGTCCATCCGGCAGGATCTCCACGAGCGCTGGAGCCCGCAGATCGCCAGTGGCTTGACCCAGGGCCTGCACGTAGCCCTCGCCGAGTTCGTCGTCTGCGTCGAGCACGATCACCCAGTCGGTGCGTGCCGCGCGGATCGCGGAGTTACGGGCGTCGGCCAGGGTGTCCTCGTGGCGGAAGATCACCGGGACGTCCTGGCGGATCGCCGAGGGGATCGCCCGGTCGTGGGCCAGGTCCACCCACTTGCGATGGCCGTAGGTGCCGACGCAGATCGTCACGTCCACGAACGTGGTATTTCAGACGCTGACACTGCATGAAGCCGAGAAGCGCCGCCTTTTCTCGCGTTGCAGGCCATGTGCGCCAGTTGAAGATTATCGATGTCATGCGTCCCCCCGGCAGTGACGGGGACGATGTGGTCCAGTGTCGCCGCCAGAGGGTGCGGGTAAGTGATCGAGGTGTCCACAGGGAGCAGGCACAGTTGGCAGATATTCCGATCGCGCTCGTAGATAGCCTTGCGCTTTGCCGCGACACGATAACGGCGGTATTGGTCCTTAGCCTGCATTCGACACCTCCTACCGCAATAGCGCTGTCTCCTGGAAACCATCGGAAACTCAGTACCGCAGATCGCACAGGGCGCCGAGTCGGGGACCAGCCCGCCTCGCAGACGCGCACCTGCGCGCAGTCTTGCCGCCCGTCTCGTGCACTTAGACGAGCAGCGCTTCTGGTTGTAAACAGCGGGAGAGAACATCTTGCCGCAGAGCGTGCAGGCCCGATCCGGGTAGATGGGCCTGGTTGGCTGCACTGTCTTCAGCGGATCGCCCGTCTTGAGGTACCTCTTGTAGTGCATCGCACACCAGCCCCTGGCCCAATGTGCGGTTTCGCAACCTTCAATAGAGCATGTACGGTCTGACATGTCGCCTCCTGCGCTATCAGGTGGTGGCAGACCCTCAGTCGTTTGCCGCGACTGGGGGTCACTTTGTATCGAGTGTAGGTCGAGGCGTGGCCTTGCCTTGTGCATTGAGCCAGAGTCGCTGCCTCTGTCGGTATAGTCGCCTACCGAATACCATGCGCTCCCGATAGGTGGCGTCTATCCTGTCCCTCTCGCGCTTGCCCACGGTCCAGTGTAAGTGCTCTACAACGACATCCGCTGCGTGTGTCCACTGGCCACGGGCCTTGGCGGTGGCGCACAGCTCATCGTCCACAAACTCATGCCAATAGCCCTCGTGCAATGGTCCCGGTGAACCGTCGATGCACGGCAGCTCGGCGTATTCGCGGGTCAGTAACGTGTGGGTGGAGTGCCCGTTCGCGGTACGCGGGTTGCATAGATCGTTGGTCCCAACCACCCCAAACCCGGCGTTGATGTACTGCGTAGCCGTTTCCAGCCAGCCGGGGAGGAAGTGCAGGTCGATCGCCCCGGTGAAGATCAGCGGCTCGTCGCTGACGTTCACCCCGGTATTGATCTTGTGGGCGTAGTCGCCTCTGGTGCGCGGCGGGGTGATCACGTGGTCCTCGCCGTGCAACTCGTCGAGGACGTTGAAGTCGCCCGCGGTGACCACCCACAGGATCCGGGCCCGGTCGGTGCTGGCGGCCAGCGACTCGCGAAGCCGGTCCATCAGGTGACCGCGGCCCAGCATCGGGACGATCACCACGCAGTCGGTCATGACGTGCGGATGGTGCCGGTGCTCGCCCGGTAGCGGTCCATCACCCGGCGCTCGAGGGCGCTGAAGTCCCCATCGCCGTAGGTGACGTTGTAGTCGGCCAGCCGCTCCGAGGCCACCCCGCCGGGGTTGGACAGCATCGCCAGGGCGACCCGCTTGGCCACCGCCCGCAGCCCCGGGGGGACGTCGGGATAGCCGGCCGTATACGTCACCGTGGCCTCGTAGGCGGCAGGCTCGTCGACCAGCAACTGGTAGCGGGAGGCGTCCCAGGACCACTCGTCGGCGGCCAGGGTCACCCCGTCCAGGACCACCGAGGTGATCGAGGTGACCGGGTGGGCGACCAGGCGCACCACCCCCACGGTGCCGTTCGGCTCCTGCTCGCGGGTCACGATGTCGGCCTGCACGGGCAGGGTGTGGGTGTAGGTGTCCTCGAGGATCGGCCTGCCGATGTAGTCGAGGATCGCGCCGGAGGCCAGCACGCAGGCGGTCTGCGCCTCGTCGGCGTCAGTGACCTCGCCGAGTTCAGGCACCGTGATCAGCAGCGGGCCGATCTCGCTCACTGGGATGGGCATCCGCTGGTTCCTTTCAGGTGCTCGAGGTTGAGTGGCCGCCCGGCCCGGCTAGGAGGGTCCAAGCCGGGCGGCCCGCTCAGGGGGTGTGCGATCAGGCCAGGGCGATGCGCACGTCGGAGGCCACGAGGCCGGTGGGCCGGGTGACCTTCACGCCGTAGACGTGCAACCCTTTGACGCCGTCGGCGAACTTCTTCTCCACCCGGTACGCCTCGACCTTGCGGACCTGGTCCGCGACGGTCGTCGCGATGCGGGACCCGACGATCAGGCCCTTGTTGCTGCTCGAGGTGCCCGAGGCGGCGGTGGGGAGGTTGTTGCTGCGGTAGATCCCCAGACCTGCCGCCTCGCCGACCAGGCCGTTGGCACGGGTGGCCGCGCCAGCGGCGTCACCAGCACCCACGAAGCGCTCGTCCTTGAGCAGCAGCGCGTAGAACGCCGGCGCCACAACGGCGAAGCGCTCCTCCGGCGGGATGTCCGCCTCGTCGAGCAGCACCGCGCAGTCGACCAGGTGGTCGTAGGCGCCGGCCACCGTGGTGATGGTCGTCTCGCCGATGACGTGGTCGGGGTTGGACGCCGAGGCGTTGCTCCACATCACGTCGAGGGTGTAGGTGTCCATCTTGTTGGACAGCCCGTAGGACGCGCGGTTGATGGCCTCGCGAAGGATCGCGCCGCCGTTGACCGCCTGGGCGGCCTCCACGTCGTCCAGGTAGAAGTTGAACGACTGCTTCTGGTCCAGGAGCAGCGAGCGACTGGCGTCGTCGATGTCCTCGGGGGTCATGTCCGACCCGGTGTAGGCGGTGATCGTCGGGTCGGTGATCGAGGTGATCTTCACCGAGTCGCCGACGCTCGCGTCGCCCTCGTAGTCGCGGTTGCAGACGGCGTTGGCCACTGCGGTCTTGGACAGGTTGGTGAGGATGCGCGCCGACCAGATGTCGGGCACGAAGTTGGTAACAGCCATGGTCGGCTGCTCCTTTCATGGGGGGAGGGGGTGCTACCGGCCGGACTTCTTCAGCTCGTCGAAGAGGCCAGCCTCATCGGCTTTGACGATCTCCTCGGCGGACATGCGTGCCAGGTCGGCGGCGGTGAGTTGACTGGGTCCGGTCGAGTCGGGCTTCGCGCCCTGGCTCGGGTCGGGTTGGGGACGGCGGGTGCCGGCGGCCGTCGCGGCCTTGAGTTTCTCCGCCTTCGCCCTGATCTCTGCCTCGTCGGACCCCACGAGGAACTCGTGGAGGTCGGCGGGCAGGTCGGTCTCGGCGGCGATGCGCAACCTCAGAGCCTCGGCCTGCGCCGTCGCGGCGGCGGCCTTGGCCTCCTCGAGTTGCTTGGTCAGGCGTTCCTGCTCGGACAGCTGCTGCTGCTCGAACTCCTTGACCTTCGCCTCGTACTCCTGGGCGCGCTTCTCGGCTTCACGCCGGGCTTTGCGTTCGGCTGACAGGGCAGCCTTCCCAGCGTCGCCGAGCGCCTCAGGGGCGGGGCTTTCCGGCGCCGGTTCAGCCGTAGCCGCTGCAGCGGGCTGCGTCGTTTCCGTGCCGGTCTCGGTGATCGTTTCGGACATGGTGGGATCCCTCCATCGCGGTGGGTTGACCCGGCCGCCTCGCGCGGTCGGGGGGTCTTAGACGGGCACCTCGTTGCGCCACTGCGAGTAGGCGCCGCGGTCGGTGCGGTACTTCGGGGGCGCCTTCCAGGCGTCCTTCCAGGGGGCGGTCGGCGGCAACGGGGTGCCGGTGGTCACCTCGAAGTCGAACGAGTCGAGGGTGTACTCATAGCGGCTCACCCGGCCCGACTTGTTGGTCCGGCTGCCGGAGTAGAACACCGGCAGATTGCCGTCCTCGTCGCGCGTGGAAAGCCGCTCGTAGTCCTCCTGGCTGATCGCCGCAGGCGAGCCCATGGCGACCATCCGCACCGTGCAGCGGCACGAGCGGTGATAGCGCTCGCCGGACTCCATGCCCGAGGTGGTGCGCCTGGACACGCCGGCCAGCATGTTTTCCCGGCCGCGGCGGAACTGTCGCCGCACCGTGCCCTCCGCACCGCCGGCGTATATCGCGGCGTCTGCCGAGGTGTAGTCGCTGCGGGTGGCCAGCATCAGGCACCATCCGCACGCCCCGGGGGAGGGGACGCGCTGCCAGCGCTGGAACGTGCCCGGGTACTCCCGGACCCGCTGCCCGTCCCACAGGTTGGCGTACTGCTCCACTTCGTCGGTCCACGGCTTCAGATCCACCGGGGGGACGTTCGACTCAGAGATCAGCGAGTCGGCCAGGAAGCGGTTCCAGGTGGTCGAGCGGGCCTGCTGCAGGGGGCTGGACGTCAGCCGCTGCGCGGTCCTGGCCTCCGAGATGCCGACCGCCTCGGCAGGTGGCACACCCTCGGCGATCAGCCGCTTGATGCCAGGTGCCGCGTACGCCATCCACTGCGCGAACGGCACCCCGCCGAAAAGCTCCTGCGGGGCCTCGGGGCGGCCCTTGCGCCAGTCGGCGCGGTACTCGTGGCCGTGCAGCCATGCCACCAGGCCCATGTATTCGTCGGTGGAGTCCAGGGCGTTTATCACCGAGGCCGCGTAGAGCGCCTGCAGTGCCGGGGCGATCCGCTCCAGCGACCCATCCAGGTCTGCCAGGTCTATGCGCTTGTACTGTCGCAGCGTTGCTAGGACACCCCATCGGCGCAGTTGCTCGAGGTGGTCACGGTAGACCCTCTGCAGGTCCGGCTGCCGGGCCATCAGCGCTGCTCAGCCGCTGGATCCCGCTCGACCTCCGTAGGGATCACTCCGAAGGCGGTGGCCTGGGCGCGGGCCTCGGCGTTGCGCTCGGCCTCGGCGGCCGCCTTCCAGCGGCGCACCTCCTCCTGCGTGACCCCGGGGACCTTCTCCCACAGCGCCTGCGCCGGGATCTCCAGGGAGTCCTTCAGCTTGGCCAGGGCGTCGGCCGCCGCGGCCGTGGTCGGGGTGGCAGGGTCGCGCCAGACCGTCTCCATGCGGGCGGCGTTGGCCGGGAGTTCGCCATCGGTGACCAGGAAGCACAGCCGCATGACCTCCTCCCAGGCCTCACCGAAGCCGCGCTGGCGGCGCTCGGCGCGCTTGACCAGCCGGGTCTCCGCACTGCGGATCGCATCGGCGCTGGCCGGGTTGGCGTCCGACCACCCGAAGTAGTGCGGCGGCAGCCCGGCGATCGAGGCGACCAGGCGGGCAAGGGTGTTGATCGTGTCGTGGAAGTTGCGCAGGTCCGCGGCCGCCAGTTGCTTGACCTCGGCCTCGCCCGGCGGGGACGTCACCGCCCAGATCCGCCCGGCGATCTTCTCCCACTTGCTCACCGGGTTACCGTCGCGGTCGGTGAAGTCCTGCTCGGTCATGCCCAT